ATCCTTGACGAAATCCGCATCCTCACCCGGCGGGCGGCAGGGCCTTCAGGAGATCTGCATGGAAGTCATCTGGACCATTCGCAGCGAGCTCGAATCAGGGCATCAGATCGAGGCCTGGTGCCCTGGATGCGGCCGGCACCTGCCACCGATCGATCTGGCTGCACTGGTCCGCCGCGGTCACGGCGAGCAGAACATCCGCGAGCTCGGGCTGACACACGACGAATGCGGAACACGGCTGGATTTCATCATGCGGCCGCCAGCGAAGAAGCGAGAGCCTGTTCAGCCGTGGCCAGCGCAGCACGGGTAGCGCCTCAGCCGGTCGGGTACTTGCCCAGCAGGAACGCAATCGATAGCAGGATGACGGCGACGGGAATCATAAGTGGACCGCCCTTCCCGGCCGCCGCGCAGATGGACATGACGAGTGCAGCGAGCGCGAGGATGACGACAATTCCAATGGCAATAGTCATGGCTATCTCCTAGAGCTGCGGCTTCAGTTGTGCAATTAACGCGTTCAGTTGGGAGGCGTTCCGCCTTTAGATCGGTGTGCATGTCGAATCTTATTCGTCTCTTCCACCGCTCGATCCATCGTCCATCCATATCTGAACAGGCGTTGATGCAGCGTTCCGCGCTGAAATCCATATTCCCGTTCCCATTCAGTTACGGACTGAGTGCGCCCATTGAATGTCACGAGACGATTTGAACGTGTATTTAAGCTCTGCTCTGTGCAGGTCGCCCAGCGACAATTGCCAGGCTCATAATTGCCATCATTGTTTGGGTAGCGATCTAGCGACATGCCTGACGGACGCTGACCCATATCAGCTAGGAAGTTCTCAAACTTCCGCCATCGCTCGCAAACAACGATTCCTCGTCCGCCATATCTTGGATAGGCTGAATTCTTTGGGTTACCGCATCTGGCGAGCATGGATGACCAAATTTTGAATTCCGTGCTTCGCGACCGACCATGAGTAGAAGTCGCTTCACGTATCCTGTCTCGCATATAGCAACCGCAGGACTTAGTGGTTCCGTTACGTAGGTTCGAAACCTTAACGTCTACCAACATTGAGCAATCACAAACACAGATTGCGCGGGCTGAGTGCCCAGAAACGAATGGCGCTTCCCTTAAGACCACCAATCGACCGAATCGCTCGCCTTGCGTGGTAGGCTTTCTGACAGACATGGCCACCTCTACTACAGGTTGCTGTGTTTAGGGCGCGCGGCGTTACAAGCGCCGCGTTGCCCGACATTATAACTGAGCTGATATCTGCTGAATCAGCGCATCGAGCCTATTTGAGTTCCGCTCACACTCATCAGCTACATCTGCAACCGCTGCTTCAAGGCCTGCATCTTCGCTCGTTCCGCCGGCTCCAGTAACTGCGGCGATACCACTGGTTTTGGGCAGGACAGGACTTGCGGCGGATCGTGCTTGATGGGAGAGCAGGCGGCGCACCAACACAAGATTGGCATCCCGATTAGAAGTAAGCTGCGCGTTGTCATGGGTTAACTTCTCGATTGCACTCTCGTTGTTTGCTGAGACCGCACGGGCCTGCGCGAGCTGGCCTTCCAGCGCCTTTCGAGCGACCTGCTCACGCTGAGCCAGTCCTTGATAGTCGGCCGCTTGCAGCGTCCGGTACTTCGTTTCCCAGTGGCTGGCGCCAATCTTGTAGCCCGCGCCGCCGATCAGCAGCGCGGCCGCGCCATAGCCAGCAAAGCGCAAGTACAGAGACGGCAGGCCGAACATCAGGACTGCACCGTGGTCGTCGTGCTCGCGACGGTTGTCTGCATAGAGGTCGGCTGTTGGTTCCAATCCCTGCCGGCATCCGAATACGTCTGATACACAAGCTTCAGAAAACCCAGCACGGCAACGAAAACGATGCTCGCGAACCCAGATGCCTCAAGACCGCGATCTTCCTTCGGCAGCATCGTGTACCACTGAAGCAGCCAGCGCGTGACCTCAACCGTCCAAAGGAAGCAACCCACCAGGAACAGTCGAGGGAAGATGCGCCAGGAATCGACTACTTCAGCCCAGTGAAGGAGTAACTGCTTGTTCATGCGATCTCCATCGAAGATGGCTCCCGAGCCATTCGCGGGCAACCACTCATCCGCGGACCCCATCGGGACTAATGCTGTAGTGATTCCAGTCGGCTCGCTTGAAATCTCCGCCGAACCGATACATCGGGCCCAGTGTTTTCCACCAAGCCCCGAGTTCGCGATGCCCTTCGCCATCCGTGATATAGCGACCGTCCTTGAAGAGATTCAGGTCGATCGCGAGCCGCTCTGTGTGCAGGCTATTGCTGATGCCTGAGCCCTTGGCGGCGTTTAGTGCGGCCTGCTCTGGCGTGCGATAGGCCTCACCGAATGTGACCCCATAGCCGAGCTGAGAGGCTTTCTGAATGAGCCTTGCGACGGACTGAGCGAATTCTTCCTGCAATCTGCTCATGGCTTCATCGCCGCATACAGAATGGCTGCCGCACCTGGAATAGCGCCGGCAGCGAATCCCCACAGTCCTGACTTGAACTGAAGGACTGCGATCTGCGACTTGATCGCCGCGAGTTCCGAGGAATGCAGCGCGCCGATCTGGCCCTTGACCTCGGATATGCCGTCGCTGAGCCGGGTGAGTTCGGCGAGGATGAGCCGACGATATTCACCCCAGTCACCTTCATTCTCGTGAGCCATCAGAGACTCGACGAACGACGGCGAGAGCGAGCACGCCCTGTGTGGAGACGAGTGGCCCGAGGATGATTTGGACATGCACGGTCCTGCCAGTGCGATGCTGACCTGCCAGGGTCTGCGCCAAATGCATCGGCCGGACCGTGGGATTGGCGAAGTATCGGGCGATGTGCTGCGCGTGACGCTCTCTCAGTCCATCCGGCAGAAGCATATGGATGGGCTGCCCCAACAGTAGCGAGCGCGGGTAACCGAACATCAGCTCTATCTGCTCATTGCACAGTTGGATGAGCCCCTGCTCGTTGATGACCAGGAGCCCATCCGGCAGAGAGTCGACAAGCTGCTCGAGCATGGCCGGATCGACGACGACACGATCGGAGAGTCGCTCGTTCAGGTCGCGCAGCTTGTCGAGGATCTCGGTCATCTCAGCACTGCTCGTCGTACGCTTCCATGATGCGACGATTTACGTAGTGCGTTTCGTCGTCACTCCAGTCGCCATCCGACTTCGCAAGGATCTCCAGAAGCTTCGGCTTCTTGGCAGGATGTACATGATCCTGAACTGAAGAGGTCTCGGCCGCTGCGCGAAGCCTGTTTCGAATGATTACACCGCCACCACCGCCACTCATTTCTTACGCTCCTGTTTCCACTGACCATAGCCACGTGAAGGCGGAATGAATCCGCCCGACATCAACTTTCCATCGAGCTCGAGAATGTAGTACTCCGCCATCCTGGCTTCAGTATTCGTCTCTTTGAGCAGCGCGCGCAGCTCCGCCTCGGCCTGCTCGTGGCGCGTGCGCTCGTTGGCCTCGCGCGAGAATGATGCTTGCTCTGCAGAGAGCGCTCGATCTCGTTCCGAGGCCATCCCCTGCCATCCCATCCCGCCCAGTAGAATGGCGATGATCACTCCACCAACGAGTACCACCTGCACGCCCTTACCCATCGTCTCGACCTGCATGACCAACGCACCGCCGGCTCCAGCCTGCGCATTCAGCGCGTGCGGGGAATCCACCTGGATTGGGCCAGCGTCCGGTCTAACGCTTGTCGAGTTTCTGCTCGATGTTTCCGAGCCGCCTGCTGATGTCGCCATATTGCTGCCCGATGATGCCGAGGGTGACGTTCTGCCTGCTGTTGTCATCGCTAAGCGCAGTGTCTCTTTGACGCTGCTCCACCTGAAAGGCCTCAACGGTGTCCAAACGCTGACTGAATCGACCGCCATACCAAGCTACCGTCCCCACTTGCACAATGATCGAAATGATTGCAACGGCAATGGCTAGCCAGTTTGCGGTCGGCCGATCGCGGCGACGCGACACGATGCTGTCAAATCCACGCCGCTTTGCTTGTTCGAGATCGAATTCACTCTCTGGCTCATCCATTTTGCCCCTGCATAGTCATGGAACGATCCTCTTGAACTGGATCGCGAAGTCACACCGAATTAGCCGCGGGTCGCTGGAGCTAACTCCCTTGGCATCCTGGGGCTTTATTTTCCAGCCGAGCCAAAACCTACGGGTTTTCGTCTCATAGCGAATGCAGGAGTAAGGTCCCATCCAGGCGAAGTACCATCCGCCCTCACCTTTCACCGGCTCGTGATCCATACCGATGAACTTCACCGTGCGCGGCACGAGCTCCGGGTTCAGGATTGGCAGCCATCGAAGACTGTCGACAGGATTCCGAAGAGCGGCCCATACGAAGATACGTTTCTGTGGGCTCCATCCTGCAGTCTTGTCGGCCCACCACTGCTGGGCAGGGTCGCCGCCGCGAAGCCCGTCAATGCCGTCCTCTAGATTCGTCCACGGGTATACGAGCCAAGGCGTCCGCCATTGAAGAACAATCCGCTTGAACTTCGGGGAATAGCGCGGCGCACACCACTTTGCGCGGGCAAGCAGGTAGACAAGCGGGATACCCAGAACAGCAAGCGGCAGGAAAATGCCTATGCGCAATATCCAGACAGGTACGGACAAAAGGATCCGGACAGCCAGGATCAACTCGCGCTTTGGCCTCCTATGTCTTCAATGATCAGCGTGAGGTCGAGCGTGCTATTGATAGTGGTTCGCAACACGTTCATGGCGTCGAGAGACTGCTCGAGCTTCCAGCCCAAGGGAGTCTTGATGCGCTTCATACCAATCCCGATGCCATCAATCGCCTCGAACGCGTAGTTCGCAGCACGCATGGTAATGCGAGCTCGCAAGCGCTTTCTGGCCCCCTGAGGGATATCGAAGGGCATCTTGAACACCCCAGCCCCGGGGTTTGACAACACATACCCCTTTTCCCCCGATGGATGCTTGAAGGTCTCCAGGCGGTACGTCCCCGAGGGGACTCGGCTTACGTAAGGCGCCCCGGCAGGCCCGCCTTCTGGGTGCGGCACCCACGGGGGCTCAATGGTGAACAGTTTCTTCCCGTCCACCTCCAACACGCCAAGCGTGGCGTCCTGGCAGGCGGTATCACGGCGCAATGTGAGCATCATCGGCCTACCCTGCGCCTCCGCATGAGTTGCCCTTCACAGTTGAGTGGTACCGGACTATCACGGAAGGGCAAATCTTTGGCATCCTGCTTGGCATGAAAACGCCTGCCAGATGTGCAGTACTCGCCCTGATGGCCCTCCAGCTCGCTGGCTGCTATTCGATGCGGGTCGTCAACGAACCCGGTGCGGCGACCTACTCCGCCACGGAAATGGAGAACGTAAAGATCTTCTGGACCCTGACAAGCGCGCCTCAGCACGAAGTGCTCGGCCGGATCACCTTCAAGGGCGAGCGCGGGATGTTCAGGCATGATGACACCCTCTACGCCTTTCTGCGCAACAAGGCAGCCAAGATGGGTGCCAACGGCATCATCCTGGAATCCGGCGACGAGCCGGGCGCGGTTACGCGCGCGATGTCGACCGTCCTGCCTGGTGTCGCATATCGCGAAAAGACCGTCATCGCCATTCGATACAAGGATAGTCAATGAAAGCGTTGGTATTGTTCGTCGAGACGCCTTCCGATCCGTGCGCGCCGAATCCCTCTGTGTGTAGGTAGTCATGTAGAGGTTTCCTTAACCAAGTGAGCCCTGAGGTTCACGTCCTCCGCGAGCCCCGTCGACAGGCCCACTGCGGTCATCTCAATGCCAACCGCTGTGGTGGTATTTGGAATGATTAGTGATACATGCTGGCAAGCATATTTCAGCTTGCTTGTGCCCATGCGCTGGGTGGCGCCGTAGTTGTAAGTCCCGCTTTGCAGTACGTAAGGTCTGAACGTTACGTAGTTGCCTGATGTTGACCAGTCGTTGCCAGTGACTGTCTGGCCCACGAAGTCGATGAGCACGACGAGTTTGCCAGCGGATCGAGGTGTAGGCGACAGAGTGTACTCAGACCGGAATGGATTGGGTGCAGTCATAGTGACATCAGATAATGGTGGAGCATGTGCCGCCGCTTGAGACACCGATCCAGATGATGTCCGCTGGCTTCGCCGCTATGCCGAACGTGTTTGGAAATAGCGGACCTACGTAAGAATTGACGTAGGCACGCGCGAAGTACCAATGCGTGGAGTTCGGGCAGAGAATGTCCGCGTTTTGAGCGGCACCATCGAAGATAATCGTATTGGCGCTTGCGGTAGTTGATCCAACCGCACGAACGATTTGGAATCGGGTACCTACGGGCCTGACAACTGGATCGCCAATCTTGAATTGCAAGGTTCCGTTGACGTTCTCATTGATGTCTAAACTTGCAGGTGCTTGGGGCGTGGTCGGATTTGTGTCCGGAACCGCTGCAGTACTCGCTGTGCTGTATTCCCCTGAGGCCAAGTCAGTCCAATCTGCTGATTGCTCCTCTACTAATCCCACATTTACGGATCCATCAGGCAACAAGTCCATGGTTCGAATGCGCATGAGCTTCGAAACCCAGCCTGCTTCTTCGAAGTTGACCGCGACCATCTCACCCGTTGCCATCTTTCGAAATCGTGGCGGCAATCTTCCCGTAATGGCGATCTGATTTCGCGACTGCCGCAGCAGGAACTCTGCTTTTCGCTGCGCCTCATATTCGTTGTCGCACGCTGGCTGCTCCATCTCCAGCGTAATTTCTTCGCCACCATCAGCGCTTTTGTATGTCGTATTTCGGCGTGGAAAGCATTCGACGCGCTGCCAATTGCGCGAGGCATCGACATACCAGCAGCGCACCGTGTTCCATCGGCCACCATCTCGCGGTGCAACCGTCTTGATGCGATCGATCGAAAGCCAGTCGGTCTTGTTGATCGTATAACTGGCTGAGTCGAAGGCACCGGCATAGATGAACCACACGCCATCCCGTCGAACCATCCGACCGAGCATTGCATCGATGAAGAGTTTCGCGTTCTCGCGCCAGTCCGGGTCCACCGGCAACGTCACTCGTCCGTTGAACGTGTACCGCTTCTGAGTCGTTGCACCGGGAATATTGACGAGGGCATCACAGATGTCTGCCGCGGAAACCACAGAGGCCCAATTAATGCGAGTAGATGGAACGGCTCCACCATAGTCTGCTAGCGCGTAGTCGGCCCAACAAAGCGCTGGATTATTGGTCCACGCGATATACGAGGCATTCGTAGGGCTCGCGCCAGGAGAGACATCAAGTCGAGGGTCGTAACACTTCTTTCCCTTCACGACAAATGTCATGACGGGCGGACCTTGGTAGAGCTTGCCGTCGCCCCAGTCAAAGGTCATTGCGGAGTATCCGATCCCGCGGCCGCGAAAGGCGGAACCGAAAACGGACGAATACCGATTGTTCAGGATGAAATCAACCGTCTGACTCGAGGTGCCAGCGTACCTCCGTACCCACATCGCATTTGCATACTTCGTTGCTGTGACCTTGCCGTCATTGCTTGTGCCGCTAACCGATGTGATCTGAGCGTTCGTAACTTTCGTGTCGTCGACGTACACGTCGGTGAAACTGTCGACCTCGTGCAGGCAGAACGCGATCACCTGCTCGAGATATCGGCCCGAATCACCGCCGGTAATCGGAGGAATAATGTTGACGCCGCTCAGCTCGACCAATGCCTCCTGTGTTCATCGATCGCCGCAACGATAACGCGATGGTCGAGCACGGGCTCGTCGAATACGACAAGATCCGCTCGCTTGGGATGGCTGGCTCTCAAGTCGGAAACTTCCGACGCCATCCTTGCCGACAGCTCCGCATCTAGCGTTCCAGGATCGCCGCTTACGACCGCAACCACCCGCGCGATCGGGATGTGGTAACCGACCAAGAAGCGCACGGCAAAGTATTTGCACGCAAGCCAGAACTCTCCGCTGGAGTCCTCAAGAAGCCATTTCGAGGCATACTGCTCGCCCTTCTCTAGACTCGGCATGAACCAGATACCGAGATCTCCAGGGTGAATGGGCTCGTGCTCGATGTATGCCAGCGCCATGCGCTCTTCGTCGCTGACGCAATCACCGACCATGGGAAATGGTCCTAGCATGGCGGTATGACGTTCGTGCCAGAAACACGCACTATTCCGTAAATCGCGAATCCATCCGCATCGGTCTCTGTAGTTCCCACCTCCAGACCCTGGCTATATGGCCTCTTGGGTGGACCAAGATAATCATCAAATAGCCACTTGAGGGTGGCATAGGTGCCGTACGGATTCGCCTCCAGAGCTCCACCCTGGAGGCGACGATATGCAATGAAAAACGGCGCCTTTGCCGCCTGCCACGGATAGCGTATCGGATTGAGCGCCCGTAGAAGTTTGTTATTGGTCTTTCCCATCGCTACGCCGGGATTACATTTGTTCCAGACACTCGGATCGTGCCGTATATCGCAAAGCCAGCCGCTCCCGTATCCGTGATCATGACCTCAAGTCCCCTTCCCTCGCCGCGTGGCTTCGACGCGCCGAGTGATTGGCTGATGCGATTGAGCGCATAGACCTCAATCGCGTAAACCGCAATATATGCCGCGGCGTAAGCGGCCGTGCCCTCTTGGGCAATCGCGCTAGCGACATAGCTTGCGCCGGCTGAAAACGCCTCAGACATTGATCAGCTCGCGTTGGTGCTTGGCTATATTGGAGATCTTCCAACCCATCAGGGCGTTCTCCATCGGAAGCCAGCTGATTCCATCAATATCGGGCGCCATGAACAGCTCTTCGTCGCAAATACCCAGCAATGTAGTGTTCTCTAACGGCGGGTAAGAGTGACCAAGAACGACATCGCCGAACTCCAACTGATTCGATGGAACCGACGATCCTAGATACCGCTCGATAAGCTTCTCCCATCCTCCGGCTCCAATGACGATCCGAAGAGCAGAAACAGGCCCGTCATACCTATAGTCGCGCGGGATGTTGTACTCGAAGCGAGTTCCGATCTGGGCGTCAACACAACGGGCGGCGAATAGGACACAGTCGTGCTCGGCCCAAGAGAACGGAATGTGCCGGTACGTATCGACCACTGCGCGCAGACGGCTCTCGCGCTCCGCGAGCGTGCTCACGGTCTATACCTTGGATTGCGGTTGCCTGGATTTGGCTGCGTGCCTGGAACACTGAAAGTGGTCGCTTGCTGACCCCACATCGCACGTTGCGTAGGAATCAGGTGCATGTAGTCGAAGAAGGTATCGCCAGAGTACGTTAGCGACAGCGTCTCTTTGTTAAAATACCCGCGCTGTGGAGCGCGCCTGAGTTCAGTTTCCGCCGAGACTTCGTAGTAGTTTCCCTTTTCGCTATCGTTGAAGCGTATTTCAACCTCGTTGATGAGGCCCTGCCACCGAAGTTCGGGCGTATTGGATAACGCAAACGTGTCCGGATCTAGGAATGCCTCATAGACCTTGACCGGACGATTAAACATGTCTTCCCGCAGCGGTTCGTAGATATCCGATGAATCCACCGCAGCAAGCCACATCTTGATCCCACGCGGAAATGGGTCGCTCTCTTCCTGAATCGGCTCGACTCCACCGAGTACGCCAACCGGCGTGTAGGTGTTGCCCATCGTGTAGAGGTAGCGATATCCAGAACAAGCGTAGATTGTCCCACTCGTGACGCCAACATCCACAAACTGGCGAAGTGCGAAGGTATCTCGAGCGCTGTAGGCTTGTTGACTCGACGAGAGAAATCGCGTCATACATAGATCTCTTCTAGGTTCATCTCGCAGTCCGCGTAGACACCGAAGAGATTCTCCATCTCGCGCCCGCCTGGATAGATGAAGCGGCCGAACGGCTGATTGACGATGACGGGATCGTTATCGGCTGGAGAATCGGCAAGGGCCGGACGGAACGGGATTTCGCCCAATCCTGCCGCATTGCTGTTCAAGCGAGAAGTGCACTGCTTTAACTGGCCGATCACCTCAAACCAATCACCGTTTTCCAGGAGCCCAGACGTGCTCGCCGAAAGTCCTTTTACCGTAAGCGCCCCACCGGTCTGCGCCGTAGCCGCTGCTGAGGTGGTGGTAGTTGAAGTGTATTTAACGGGGACCGAGGATTGCGCGGCCGACGCGCCCCAAAGCGCGAATGCCACCGCACTGCCGCCCGTATAGGAAACCGTGCCATCCGCCGAAGCGCCAAAGATGTCGCAGCTGATCGATGTCGCTGCGTTGGTCTTTCGCCCAACGAGATAGCAACGTGTCCAGCCATTACCAAGCGCAACGGTAAATGCGCGCCGGCCAGCCCAATTCGCTCCCGTTGCCCCAGTCGAGCCCACAGCCCCCGTCGTTAGGTTGAAATACTGCTGAAGCGTAGTGCTGCTAGTGGCTTCCACCATCTGCAGCATGACGAAAGTTCGCGTGTTTGCTTTGACAGCGACGGAGAACACGTAGTCGAGTGCAGAGCTCGACACCGAGACAGACTGCGACAACGTATGCACACCCGCTGTGCCGTCCTCCACGAAATTGTCGGCAGTCGTGGCGCCATCTGGCGAGGCTACGGCGTTGGAAGACACAGAACCGCGCGCAACACTCCAGCTTGTGCCGAACGCCTCCGACTGCAGCAACATGTTAGGTCCGTTGTCGACCAGTGCACATCTAGCGAATGACGTGAAGTGGATGTCGAAGTAGTCGTCCGCCACTCCACCGCTCGTACTTGCGTCGTACCACGCGAGCTGGCTGAGAGTGGTACTCCGAGCCACCTGCGTGGCCGTCGCCATCCCTGCAACGGCCGACGGCACGCCGGTTACCAGCGCCGTACCGTCATGGAAGTACGCAGTCAGTTGTGGTGCTCCACGATATCTGCCGAAGAAGCCCCGCATGCAGTACGGTGCGTACTGAACTACTGTGGGCAGAGAGGACGGGTCAATCTGCGGATTGACGCTACCTCCAACCTTGCGCGTCACTCTGAGAACACGGTCCTGTACTGCGATACTAGAATTGGCCGGCGTTGGGTCGGCCCATCCTGTTGTACCGCTCTCAAAAGTCGGATTCGTTAGCAGTTCTGTGGCTGCGAAACTGCCACGCAAGGGCGCGTGAGGCGTGACGCGCATGACATTCAACTGCCCGCGCGATTCGCTCATCGCACCTAGGATTGCTGCCTTTTCATCCGAGCGCAGTCCCCGATATCTCCGACGCAGGCCCCAACGAGGGTCTGCCCAAATGCCTCGCTGAGCCGAGCCGCGACCGAAGGCCGGCGAAAACGAGGTTGTAGCATCATCGATGAGCCGAATCGTCTCTGGAGACTCTGGCCGCACCCATGGCGGTATCATTACCTCGGCCAATTAGCGCAGCGCCCTCCCGTAGTTGTTCTTCAGCAGCGAACTGATTTGCTCGAGCTGCTTGCGATTGTTCTGCTGGATGCGCGCTTCGACATATTGTGCGGTAGTGGCTGGATCGGATGCGCCCTGCACGACGATCTGCGTGTCACCAATGGTGACTGATGGCGCACCGCCGCCCATGGCAAAGGCAAGCTGGCGACGATTCATTACGCGACCGGAGTCGAACAGCAGCTCTGGTCCATCCTCTCCAACGATGCGGGGATTCGACAATTTCCCGCCACCGGCAGCGTAGCCGATCGTACTTCCGGTGAGATTGCCTACGCCGGACTTTCCGGACAGTGCGCCCGCGCTGCTGCCGCCGAACAACGATCCGAGTAGAGAGCCTATAAAGCCAGATGTGTTGGTGCTGGCAGCAGCTTTGGTGAGAGACTTCGAGAGCGCCGCGCCCAGATTCTCAATGGCGGTGTATAGCAGTTTTGACTCTAGAGAGGCCAGCAGATAGCGCAGGATTGCCCGTCCCGTTAGTTGGCCGGATTGTGCGAGATTCGCGAGCCCCTCTTTGAGGGTCAGCACGAATGAGTGAATTCGGGTTTCCTGCGCACTCAGTGTTTCGGTGACCTTTTGAACAGATACCTTCACAGGCTCAATCGTTACGGCGTCGTTGTACTTGATGGTTGCGTCAGCAAGGCGCTGCTGGAACTGCTCCGCATTGATGGCGCCTTCCTTCAGAAGGACATTGAGCTTCTGAAACGTCTGCTCGAAGTCGGCGTTCGCCGCCTCAAGTGATGTTCGCGTCGAGTCATTGAATTCCTTGAGAACCTTCTGGGCTTCGTAGCTTCTAGCCTGTGTGATTTGCACGAGGTCGATCGGCGCGCGCGCGGCCGCTTGCGCTTTGGCCTCATCCGCAAGACGTGCAGCCTCGGCCTCTGAAATGAATTGAGATCCGCCACGAGAGGCTTGGCGGCTTCCAATGGCCTGCGGCAAACCCTGACCCTGGCGATTACTGCCGATTTGGCGTTCGACATCCGCCATTTCCTTGCGCAGATTATCGATATCGCTCGTGATGTCCTTCAGGGAGATGATGCTGCCAGTGCCAGTCGTACCGAGCTTTCGCAGACGATCCCGGGCCTCGAGCGCGCGAGTTAGCTTTTCGGCAATGTCTGCCTGCCTGTCGAGAAGGTCGTCCAGAGCCGAGTCTGGAGTGATTGCAGACTTCGTGATCTGGATAAGTAACTGCCAACCCTGAACCGCGAGCGATACGTCGTGCACGAACGCGCGAACCCAGTCGAGCAATTCCCCGAGCGCACCCTGAACGGCCGACTTGAAGGCCGGATCGGAGATCGCTTCAGCGAGCCCATTGATCCCCTCGGCTGCTGCGCTCGCACCCTGATCGGTTGCCTCGAACAGATCGCCGAAGGCGTTCTTTAGTCCATCCAGCGCGCCACCGAGCGTGTTGCGCGCCGCCGAGGCGGCTCCTGCGTAACGGTCTTCGAGTGCCTGCAGGATAATCTCCTGCGCCTTTGCAGTCTGGCCGGTCTCTTCCAAGCTCTTGATGAGCTTCTGTTGGCTGTCGGTGAATACGACTCCGAGAGCACGAAGCTGCCGCAATCCCTGGCTTGGAGACTCCAGCGCTCGACCGACCGTGAATGAGGCCGACTCAAGATCAGTCCCGAGTGCGGCAGCAACGTCGAGAATGTCCTTTCGTGCGCGCGTAAATACATCGCCGCTGACTCGACCAAATCGCAACAGGGCGGTTTGCGCGCGAGTCACAGACTCATCTGAAAATGAAGTGGACTTCTGCGCAGCTTCCGCAAAGTCCAGAATATCTTTCTTAGATCGCCGTGCGGACTCGGCGGAATTCGCGAACGCTACATTGAGCTGCGAGAGTGCGGCCTGCGCTTCTTTGGTTTCCTCGATGATCTTTGTAAAAGAGAAGGCTGCTGCGAATCCGGCGGCAGCAAACTTCAAAGATCCGGCGAAGCCGCCGACCGTACGATTGAGCGATCCCAGCGGACCGCTCAGTTGATCCTTCAGTCGTACGACGAGCTCTACAACGTTGTTAGCCAGACTTCGCTTGAGCCTCCTTCATGAACTCATCGCCAACCAGCTCGAGCATTTCGACCGCGATTGCGGGCTGATCAATGAGGCATCCCCCATCAGGCCATTCCGTTCGCATCCAGCCGAACCCGGTCGGCTGATTCGTCTGGGACCATAGGCGCAGCCACTTCACTACCTCAATCCCACCTTCCATGGGGTCTTCATCGAAGACCGTCACCCCGGCAGCTAGCCTTTGAGCTATGCGCCGGGCGATGGAGGGTTTTGCGGAGTGGCTCGCTTTATCCACTCTGTGCCGATCTCGATCACCGCCGGAGCGAAGTAAGCAACGCTCAAAAACTCTTCTTTGGGCACCTGAACGCCTGCCGCATCTGTCGGTCCTTTCAACTCGACGATATATTCCGCCAGCATTTTCTGGAACTGGCAGACAATCTCCTCATCCGAGCCACCCTTGAAACTGGAGACATCTCCATACTTCGCGGGCTTCAATGTGGCGGTGATCGCCTCATCATCGTGCGTTACCGTGACATCGAACTGTCGAACATAGCGGCCCACTGCGGCCTCCTTATAGGTCAACCTGACGGGTATTGATGAGCGTGAACTGCAGCGCGTAACTGCTGCTCGGATCGATGACGCCACGGCCGGTGAACGGAACGGACACCTCGCCCGGCCCCGACACCGGCGGCTTGAACGCCGTGATCTTTAGCTGTGGGACGTCGATAGTCAGCGTGTTGTAATAGCCGGACTGTACGGCTGCGATCGTCGAAACCAGCGTTACAAGCAGTCGGCCCTGCGTATCCGTGATGAAGTTGTTTAGCATCGAACGGTCGGTCATGTAGAACGTCCCGTTGACGGTCACCTCGCGGAAGCCAGTTCGCGTGTACTTGAACGGAGTCAGCGTGCCGTTGATGGTGTACAGGCCTTCGATGTTCTCGTTCAGGCTGACGGTGATGTCGCTGGCTGTGAGCAATGCCGAGCCGCCGTAGGAGATGGAGGCCACATTCCAGGGGAACAGGCGGCCAGCATCGGACGCGTCCGGAACAATATTCGCCGAACCCACGCCCGTCGCCACACGATTACCGCCTACGCATTGGAGGCGGCCGCGCGTGAACTGCCCCTGCGAAATGACGAAGTCGAGTTGGCCAAACTGCATATCGTAGAAGAGATCGGCCGACTGAGCGTCCGAGAATTGCGAGTACATCGACCAAGGCGCCTTGACGTAGCTTGAGTCGTAGTCGACGGTGTTTGGCAGGAATGTCCAAGAACGAATGGAGGCGGAGTTCACCGTCGCGGCGACGTGATTTACAGCAAGGCCGAGCGCGGTCAGGATATTTCGCGGCGTAGCCTCGAACTCAATCGTCCCGTTGACGCGTGAGACGCCAGAATAGGTCGCGCCCTGCTCGAAGCGACCGATGAGATTCTGGGAAATAAGCTCTTCTTTCTCGAGCCCGATATCGTGCGAAACGAACCCCATCGCGTGATAGGACGTGGGTACCGTCGTCGCAATAACATACGAACCGGGATTCGTCTGTCTTGCAAAGCCTATTTTCGCCTGTGCGCCGTAGCTCATTCGTTAGCGGTCAGCCTCCTGAAACTGTCGTAAGGCCCACCGCCCGCAAAGTGGCGGTTTGCATGATGGCATCGCTCGTTTTGGTGATGCCCAGATAATCCACATCGAAGTCGCCTAGCATCTGAACGGTGCCCTTCAGCGAGGGGTCCGAAAGCAATGCGCTCGTGCCGGCCTGAACCAGGGTAGCAAGTAGAATCAGGCATGCCTCGCCGTCGTTCGGGTGTGTCTGCTGAAACTGCACCACAAACTCGTTGTTCTGCGCTCGATAGCCCACCCCGATACCCAAGACTCGAGGCGGGAACCCGATGCGCAACGGAAAAAGCTGAATCAGTGGGCATCGCCCCGGGTCTTCGTTTACAGGCTCAGCCAGATCCACGTTCGCGCCAATATCCTGCACGGATTGCGAATCTTTGAGCAGGTCACGCACCGCCTGAAGCATGTCGCCCATGGATGAGGTTTGAATGCTCACGCGGACCTCGCAAGCTTCTCAGCCCATAGCGTGTAGATCCTGACGGCATAGTCGAGCGCGACAGTCTGATTTGGCAGCATGGCGCGTTGTGGCAAGTGCTGGGTTCCAGTCTCGTGAAACTGAGAGTAAGGAACCTCTGAGCCAGTCCCGGCTTCATCGGAGGTATAAAACGGCCTGAAAGATTGGCGCAAGTGACCCTTACGAATGAGCGGCGTGCTGGAGTATCCCAGTCGGGCCTTTCGTTTTGCCGTCGACGGCTTTAGGGGCGCCCAGGACGGGGTCTGCATCCCTCCACCCTGCTGAAAATTCCTCAGCACCCACCCGGTGAGCTGGGTGGCCAGTTGGCGATTCGGCTGCGTACGGTCGCGCGCCGAGTCGGCGAGAGTTGTGAAGCGCCTCAGAGCAGCGGCGACATTGACTTCGGCTCGAATCAAATCTGGCCGCGCGCCTCCTGCTGGTCATACGCCCATGCGGAGCCCACCGCCCAATTAATCGGGTTATCCACACCGAACTGAGTTGGGTAATCCTGATGGGATGACCATGCCCGTTCGCCCGAGGCAAGCGTTGCACCACTCGTCGTCAGGACCATCTCGCCGCTCAGGATGGCCTCGAAACGTTTGTCGAGGATCTTCCCAAGCTTCTCTCCCTTCTCTGACGCAAAGGCCAGTTTGAAGTAGGCGAGATCAATACACAGGTCTCTGACGAGTCCTGGCACCGGCGTAAAGGGCACGGTGTATTTGGGAGCAAGACGGGCGTCGACCTCATCCTCCGCACGCGGGATCCACAGATTGCCGACGCTGTTCGCGCTCGCGGCCTTCGCCCAGTCTGGGTAGCTGTTGGCAACATCATCCCAGTCGATATAGCGGCCCATCAGTCGACCTCCAGCGCACGTGCGCGCACGAGCTGTCGTAGGGTATAGGTATTGGTGTTCAGTACCCCAATCGCCTGCCCGATGTACCAGGCTTCAGAGGACGGCAGAAGATGAAGGCCGTAGTAAAACCCGTTCCCAGAGGACTGCGCGGAAACCGAGTTGACGAGCGTCTCGGATCCCGACAGAAGCTGAAAGGATAGCGGCGAGACCGTAGCGCCAGAGTTCACGAGCGTCTGCATGAGCGTCGTTCCGGCGATCTTTTCGACGACGTTGATCTGCAACGCTAGTGGCCTCCAAATCTCAGGGATGAATCCCGGGCGCTGAACATCATGGGATCATACGTGGAGATGCGAAATTGCTCACTGGTCCCGAACACCAGTGCGACGGTGAATATCTGGTCAGGGAAATAGGCTCGAACGAGCTCGTCGGTGATATCGAGGCTCTCAGTAGGAACTCTCACCGAACGAAGGAAGCGAATTGCACCGTCGCTGTACTCGATGTTCTCACCCAGGATGCGAATCCGCGCCAGGGCTCGCAGCAGCGAATCGGATAACCCTATAGCCTCAGTGAGCCTGGAGTTGCGTAGCGTCCAACGCGTCCCCGCATCATCAATCAACGTCGTTGTGTCAGATAGAACGCGTGCGTACGTGATTCCTGCACCAACGACAGCCTTAGAGAATCCGTCGAGCAGATCGGCATTGTCAGTCAGAAGCCGAACCAGACGTCGCCAGGAGACGAACCCATCTGTAAGGCTGAGTGTGTCCGATAGCGTGCGGCCATAAACCGTGCCCGAACCGATTACAGATCGCGACGATCCGTCCAGCAGATCGAGATTGTCTTGCGACAGCCTGGCAAGGCGGCGCCAAGACACAAATCCATCCGTAAGCGCAATGGCTTCATCCGATCGACGATACCGACTTGCCCAATGTGGCGACTCATCCGTCAACGAAACATTCTCCGTCGTCGTAGCAAACCGTTTGGCGCCAGAGACGGATGCATCGGAGATCGAAAGCACTTCAGATCGGTCCCGGGGTCGGAACGCATAGCGCACGAACCCATCCTGGGCATCAAACGTATCTGTCATGACTTTCGACGTTGTGCCTGGCGCGCCCGCGGCCGTTTGAAACCCGATAATCGGCGCACATGGCATGAATACACGCGTATGGGCGGCCTGCGCCATAGTACCGCTGATGGTGAGCGGCAGCCCATCAGCCAAGTCTGGCTCTGGCGAGGCCCGACCATAGATGGGCCAGTAGCACACCAGGGAGGCGGGACGGACGAGCAGAGGACATAAGCCCTTCGCCAACTGCAGGACTTCTGCAGCAGTCAGCGCGACGTTCCAGATTGCTGCCTCGGCGATGGCTGCATTCATGCTCCCATACAGGCTTCCGTCGAAGCCGGTCAGACGGCCCACGTAGGTTCGGTCGATTCCTGTGGGTGTGAGGCTCGTGGAATTGGTCCCGACCCCTCCGCCGTTCAAGTAGGCGGCGCGGCTGTTGGCAGCACTCCATACACCACACGCATGCTGCCAGGTGTTGGCGACGAAGCTCGTACTGGTGGTGGCGAGCGCCTCAGTGCCGCCGGTGATAGTGCTGGCTGCAATAGGATCACCAGCCGTTACTCCATTGGCTGCAAGGAAGAACCAGTTGTCCGACGAGGACGATCGTGAGCAACTGATAAGGATATGGTCTTCAGTAACGCTAACCGGATTGAACCACGCAGCCATCGTCAGCGGTGCTGCGGTGACCGCCGCTGCCGTATTACTAAGGTAGTTCCCTGCGGTTGCGTTGTTACTGCGCGCCACGCATCAAGTCTCGCGGATTTCGATTCCGTGAAGGTAACCGTCTGCCGCGGCTGTATCGGAACCCGTGTCACGACGGATGCGCAATACGAACTCATCGCCCGCGGCGACACTGTCCATATCAGCGCCATCCGTGAACGTGATGTTGTCGTACGTGACTTCACCTTGCACGTTCGGCAACGTGCCGATGTTGACGGTGTTGTAGTCGTAGGTCTGCGCCGTAGTATCGAGGTCTTCAGCGTCATCCTTGATGGCCCGGAATGCTACGGCCCACTGTAGGGTTCCGGTCGTCGTACCAGCACCCGAACAAATCACGACGGTGACACCGCCGCCTGCATAGTGCTGAGGCATCTTGCAGCGAAAGTCCGCGTACTCGACGGTTGTCGTGTCGAATGCAAGTACCGGGAATGACTCAGCTGGCGTGCTGGCACCGGCGATGACATCAAACTGCGCAGCGATAGTGGCCGGCGGACAGAAGGCCTGTGGCGTCAAATACAGAAGCGTGTTGCCTGATGCCATTTAGCTCACCTGATAGCGCTTGGTCACGACGGCCTTAAGCAGCGCGGCCTTCTGGCGCGTACTCAGAACACCTCGCGCGGGCTGCGGAATGGCGCTATTGAGCGATCCTGCGTTGGAGTCCATCCAACTGTCTATCGCATCGACAGCAGCGCGGACATCGGATTTCGTAAGGCCAAGGTCGCCCTGTCCGTTGCGCAGAAATTCGGCCCAGACGGTGATGCGATCTGAATCCGATAGCACTGCCATGTCATATCCTCCAGTCCTTGCCAAATATTCTGACGAACATGACGCTACGCTGCCGTGTATCCGGAAAAACAGCTCGATCGCCCCGGGCCCAGCAAGTCCGGCACGTTCTGGCTGCTGCCGTCTTTACCCGCTCGCACACCGGGCAAACACATCCTTTGGCGGGATCTTTGCGGGCCAATTGATGAGGTCGACCGACTGAACGTCGATGCGGTTGTATGTCACGCCGGATGCTGTACGCGTTTCCTGGCTGCATGAGAGCCCCATTGGAACGATGCCAATGCGAGAGGCAACGTAGGCCCCTGTAGTATTCAGCTTCAGTTCATAGGCGACTGCGTCGCTCACCACGACATTCACTGGAGATGACGGAGTCGGGCATCCATTCGTGTTGGTGCCCTTGACGGTGGGACACGCATCCGATGCATCTGGCACGCCATCGCCATCCTGGTCTGCGACGATGACCTTGGACACAGTGATAGACGCTGGACTCTCGACAGAGTCGAGCGTCGCCGTGACATACCACTCCTGTGTCCCGGCTGTGAGATTCGTCCGCAAAAACGAGCACGTCGCCGACGTAGCGAGCTTCTGCTTCGTCGCGCCCTGCAGTCCACCGTAAATCGTATAGGTGGCAGCCTTGCCAGCCGGGATAGGCGTGCCGTCTGTGTACTGCGTCGGACCCGTACACGTGATCGTGGCCGATTTCGTGACCTGTGCCTGTGCGACAGGAATAGCGAGCAGCAGTGCGAGAGAAAGCAGCAATGTCTGGAGCTTCATGATGAGCCTCACGTGGAATGCGCGCCGTTATGCGACCCGCAGCGGATACGGACAGTCAGGTCCAGGAGATCGGAATTGGCGAGAGTTACGCCGATGCCGTTGACGAGATTTCCCATGATGCCAACGGCCGAACTTGAGTTGACGCCATCCGAAATACCCGCAGAGTCAAGGGCAAGAGACGTGACGCTGTCGGCCGCACCTCCCAGCGTGCACTGGAGGAAGATCCACTCCGACGATTGCGCCTGAGTGGATCCGACAGCGCTCACCTTGCGCTTGACTTCTCCCAGTCCGCCTTGGGTCGAGTCAGTCGAGTGCGTCGCCGTCTGCGTACCGATGGCGATGTAGAAGAACGGCGAAGTGTCGTGAGCCATCGCGCGATGGGCAATGCGATTCATGCCCACGCGCGTGACGACGTTCTTCAATGTCTTGCGCTCGATGCGCCCGTCTTCGCGAATGACCTTGACGTCCCACTCCCCTTTCAGGGAGATGGATTCGAGCATCTCGCCGACCTTGCTCGCGCGGACGAAGCCGACCGATTGCAAAAGGTCGTCAAAGGTACGGATCGTCATAGTGCTTGATTGGCTCCTTGAGGAAGCGATTGGCGAGCTGGACGTAGAACTCGCGGGAATGAAAGGCCCCTTTCAGGGAGTAGTTAGTGGCGAGCGCCGGCGCTATCGGATTGGCGACCTTCACCGTGATTTCGGACTCGAAGCCACCGCCAGACGTCACGACGCAATGCGTGTAGTACGGCATCGCATCGCTGATCATTCGAAGGTGCTCTGTGGTGGTTACCAGGTCTTCCATCAGCGCGATTCCTTCGCGAGCTCGCTTCACATGCTCGGGCGCTATGCCGCCGCCCAACTGCTCCTGTTCGAACATGAGGCCCTGCGCCAAATCCCTCAGCCAGAGGAACTTGTTCAACTCTCGCTGCGGATACTGCTTCCGGTCTCGAATCAGCAGCGGGAAGTTGCGCTGGTAACGCGCCCGCCGTGTGGCCTCATCGACGTAGCCGCAATGAAGGAATTTGACCTCTGGCCGCACGAGGGAGTGAGGAACCGCTTTCCCTATCTCGGACTCGGGATGCTCATGACACAGACCGTAGAACCGGATGCCGCGACGATTGCGGAAGAAACGGCACGGATAGTCCGTCGTCAGAACCTGGTCTGGATTGATAGCATAGTGAACCTGGGCAAACCCGAAGCCCCCATGCATCGAATGGCGCGCAAGCTTGTGCAGGTGCCACGTGTCATGCATCTCCTCGTCGGAGTCGCACCACAGGATCCAATCGCCAGAGGCTTTGTCGATGGACTCATTTCGAGCTGCATCGAATCCGTCTCGAGTAGCCGACTTCTCCGCAATTGCGTAGGTAAACGGACGATTCGGGAAGTCTCCGGCCAGTTGCCGACACACATCGAGCGTTCGATCGGAGGTCTTCGGGTCGATGCAGATGATGATCTCGTCGACGACATCCACAAATGACTCGACGCATTTGCGCAGTGTCTTCTCGGCATCCTTGACGATCAGGCAGGCCGAGATCGTCTCGCGTGGGGCATAGAACTTCAGCTTGCGCTCGTAGTTGGGTTTCGAGAACGGACTTTCTGGCCAGACCGACCATACCCATGATCCCATTGCCTCGCCTGAGGCATCGTGGCCAGCGGGCGCATAGGCGATCTCGCACCGATTCTCTCCACAAATCTCCTCTATGTCAGCGCGCTCGAAGTGGAACATGTGCTCACGGCCCGTGCGGAATGCGACCGTTCCCGAGTGTTCCCAACGCCCGTGAGGAGTCGTGATGATGAGGCAGCCCCCGGACTTTAGAGCTGCACGGAACGATTCCAGCAGTGCCCACGGATCAATGACGTGCTCGAGCACTTCGCCCGCGACGATGATGTCGAACTTCCCCAAAGTCCCCAAAACACCATCGAACATCTGAATGAACGATGCATTGGATGCGCTATCGCGCTCTGCCCACTTTCTAGCTGCCGCAATCGCGCGCGCGCTGATATCGACGCCCACGAACTCGCCGTGCGAGAACAGTTTGGCGAGCGGCATCGTGTAATGGCCATGGGCACACCCGTAATCCAAAACTCGGGGCGAAACATTCTTCGTCGCCACGCAGTGGTCTATGACGTACTGACGCGTCCCGCGGAACCGGGTCGTATTCGTTACGTCCTCGCCAATGACCTGCTCCTCGTGGCCGTCGTAGTACTCGCCCTGATGCTTTGCGTAGTGATTGCGGTAGGCGTCGTCGGATTCGGCGAAGGCATACATCCTCTCCAGTTCTCCGAGAGAGGCGCTTTCGATGTCCGACGTCCACTTGGACTGCACATGCTCATCGACGTACCACTTCGCAAATGCGATATCGCTCCGCTCGATGGCTGTGCGGAGGATTCGACCGGAAGAGCCAGGTCCGCCTACCTTGCGTGCAAATGACTCGTCGATTACATCGAGGAGTCGGTCAGCCGCTACAGACCATGTGCGAGACTCGGCTGCCTTTCGCTGGCAGGCCTGCATTAGACCGAGTGCGGCCGGGCGCTGGGAAGCGTCGTACAGATGGTCCGTAAGCCAGTCTACGAACTCATCCTCATCGGCCTTGCCATCCTTGAGCGCAAACAACTCCACGCCAGCACCGCGGCACGTTTCAGGCAGCGCCGCATGGTCACTCGACAGCATCGGCAAACCCGCATGCATCGCCTCCATCGCCGTGATGCACGACACCTCCGCGAACTCCGTGGGATAGATGAGCACGTCCGACTTGCGCTGAAGCTCTGCAAGCTGCGGCTTTGTGAGCGCGCCGATGACCGAGACGTTTGGTAGATCGGCAGATTGGGCTAGCAACTGCTCGTAATAGTCCCGCATCTGCGCAGTCGTATTGTCGTACCCGCAGATAACGAGGTGCACCGGCAGATCGCGGACTCGGTCCATGATCCCGCCTGGGCGCACGAGATGCTCGAGCCCGCGTTCTGGACGACTCTGGTAGAGCAGCAGAAATTTATTGGCGGGCAGCGCCACCTGCACGACGGCGCCAGTCGTCGGATCGTTCAGGACGTCGGTCTTGTCGCCACGGATGGTGATACAAGGCTTGGCTTCCGATGCCACGTACAGCGCCGGATCCACTCCGTTGGGCACCACTCGCATGACGTCGTCTGGGATGTTCCAGACTTTCTTGACTTGTTCTGCATGCCACTGCGACACCGTCGTAACGGCGTCGATCTGCCACATGTTGTTGAGCATGTGCGCGGAGTTTCGATACAGGGCGAGGTCGTGTAACTGCCAGATGCAGACCTTGGCATTCCACCGCTTGTGGAAGCCGGTTGGATGGCGCTGGACGATGAGCACATCCATCGGCGTATGTGAGGCGTAGTGCTCGAAACGCTCTCCGAGTGGGGTGTGCTCGTTGATCTTGCCTGCCGAGCACCAGGTCACCCCGTCCTTGCGGGATTCGCCTTGGATGTTCGTGAAGCAGGAGACGCGATGGCCGCGCTTGGCGAGCTCTATCGCGAGGTAGTAGGCGGCGGTTTCAGATCCGCCAAGGGACTTCGTGGCGATCGTATCGCCATCGAAGGGCATGCCCAATGCATGAATGACGATGTCTATGGCACGCTTGTGCCTCCTGCTACATGTCGATAGGCCACTTGTGCCTCCAGTTTGATGGGAATTTCCCGCAGCTTGGCGGGCGGTAGAGGAACACCCACGTCGAGGTGACATGAGTGACAGAGTTTGTAGGGTGCGGTCTGGAGCGACGGAATGTCATCGTCCAGCGTGCCGAGGATGTCGTCGGCCGTCGCATCGAAACAGCAGCGCGCAATGCGCCCATCCGCGAGCACAAACACGCGGCCGTTCTTCACCCACGGGCACGGCAGGCCCTTCTGATGGGTGGATACGTGCCATTTCACCTGGCCCGCCCAGTCCACGGACTCAATCGCAGCGTCGCACGAGATGCCGGCAATGATGCCCGCTTCCTTCAGCGCTTCGACCGCAGGGCCCGCCCGCTCGGGACGATGCAAGCTGACCCACACCCGGATGCGCGTGGGCGCGATGGCCAGTGCCATCTCACGCGTCATCAAGATGCCGTTCGTGGCAAGGATCAGCGGAACGTTCGGCCCGATCGCCTCGCGCGCGAGAAAGACATTCCGCACAAATTCGGGGTGCATCGTGCTTTCGCCGATGCCAGCGAGGTTCAACTCGGGGCCTGGCATGGCGCGCGCCCACAGCAACGCCTTGGCGTACGTGACGTCGTCCATGTGGATCTTTGGACGCGCCATCTTCGGATGCACACAGTACTTGCAAGCGAGGTTGCACTTGCTGGTCATCTCGATCTGGTGGATGGCGCGGACGCGGAACATCAGGGCGACTCGTGCTTTCTGAAAATAGCCATCCGCAATTCATCCTTGAAGCCATCCGCTTCCGCATCCAGCAGCAACTTGCACTTCGTCGGATCTCGGATGTCGAGCGCGTAAGAACAGCCCGTTTCTGCGTCATAGACCCAGAAACCGACGTCCTTCGTGTACGAATAACCGACTTGGCCGCTCATGCCGCCACCTCTTCCTGCAAATGCGCAGGAACCTTCAAGTGGCAATTCGAGCACAGCCCAATCGGCCGCGTCATCAGCGAGCCAGGCTCATCCCAGACGGTCGCGAGCTTGTGTTTGCTGTGTGCATCCATGCAGCACGCGTTGATGCTTCCATCCTGGCGCACAACCGCCCAGCCGGCGGCAAGGTAGGTGCAGTCGTGTGACGGTGCTGAGGCATGCCACTTCACCTGCCCTGCCCAATCGATGGACGAATCCACAAATGCCGTATTGAGCCCACCGATGGCGCCAGCCTTCTTCAGCATCTCCCACGCGGGCCCCGCCTTCTCCGGTCGGTGCGTGCTCACGAACGTGATGACGCGCAACTGCGCGAGCGCTTCGGCAATCTCAGGCGTCATGTCGACGCCATTGGTAGCCAGAACGATGTTCTGTCGACCGATGGTTTCGCGGACCCTGAAAATCGCTTCGATGAAACGCGGGTGAAGGATGGCCTCGCCGATTCCCGTAAGTGATACCTCGCCCTGCGTTCCCTGCCTCACGTAGTAGGCGACATGCTCAAGCGTGCGCTCGAATGTCTCCCAGGACATGTCTGCCTTGGGCCGCTCGAGCTTTGGATGCGGGCAATAGCGGCAAGCCAGCGAGCAGCGGCTGCTCAACTCGATCTCGTGGATCTCACGTACGGGAACAGATTTCACATGCCGCCTTTCAAAAAGGGCGGGCCCGAAGGCCCGCCAACCGAGGTTACGTGTCAGGTCAATCCGTTCGCCTGAGCCGAGCCGACGCCGAGAATCAGCGCGCCGTACTCCGAACCAGTGATCTTCTCGTCCTGGTAGTACTGCGCTTCGATACCGTCGACCTTCGTCCGGGTGTTGTACGGGTGCCGAATGACCGCGAACGGAGTACCGAGCTCCGGAGCTGTCCAGCGGAACGAGTACATGAACGACGGGGTCTCGCGAGAAGGCGCCAGCGGCGAGAAGTACACCAGCACGGAGTCCTTGAGCGCGTTGCTCGACAGAGATGCCGTCTGGTTCTCGTTCGCCGTGTTGTAGAACCCGCCCGCGACGATCAGTCGATCGACCTCGAACGCATTCTGCGTCGCCTGGCGAGTCACCGCACCACCACCGTTGTTCAAACCGAGAACAAAGTTCCTCGCGTTCGAATTGCGGCGGAAGTAGTTCCACGCCTGCCAGCCGAAGCAGATGCTGTTGGGCTTCTGCGCCGTCTGGGACTGTACCTGCTCCATCGCTTTCCAGATCACAGAGATCGGATCGCCGTTGGTCGGGCCCACCCACGAAGAACCCGTGAGGAAGCCCGTGGAGACGTTCGAGGCCGAGCCCACGAGGTTCGTGATGCGGCGGTCCCAGTCCAGATACAGTTTCGTCTCGAGGTAACGGGTGGCGCCTACATCCAGTTCGAACTGCAACGCCGCGTCCATGTTCGCCCGATCCTCGATCGGCACGTCATAGGCGAGCGCGTAGTTCTTGCAGGCGTAAGCGGCGGTCGAGACCGAGCGCGTGACACGCTTGGCTTCGGTGCCGCGGGAACGCGCCGTATCTTCGATTGCGAACGTCTCACCGCGGTTGAACACCGGGTAGTAGTTCGTTTCCTTACCCACCGGGACGATCGGCGCGATCATGTCCGCGATGAACCCTTCCGGGCGGTAGTTGATTGCGATCTCGCTGAGGAACGTGTCCACATGCAAGTCGCGGCCAGTTGAAAGACCCATTGTGTGCTATGCCTCCGTTACACGCCGGGCCAGGCCGGGACGGTCATGAAGTCGACGAATGCCTCGACGAGATCGCCGCTGGCGCACGTTGCAGTTGCGCGACCCACCATGGGATCGCCAGACGCTGCAACAGTCAGCCAGCCGGACGTGGTGATCTTGAGCGGGTAGCCCAAGGTGCTCACCGCGCCACTGACGGCTACCTTCATCACGCCTTCGTAGGCGACGCTGATGCGCTCACCGCTTCGGGCACTGGTGATGAGGATGCCGGCCGCGCGCGAGGTGCTCGCGACCACGAGACCAGCGAAAGACACCGCGTGGAAGCGCGCTGTCGCGACGGAGAGATCTTCCGTGGCAATGATGGACCAATCGTTATGTCGACCGTGAGTTGACATCTATTTCTGATGGCCTCCTTACTTGCCGCCGATCGAGCCAGGCGCGTCTTGCCACGCCTTGGCCAAATCGGGATTGCGACGGAACTCCGACTGCATCGCCTCGACCAGAATCTGATCGCGCGGCTTGTCGCGGTTCGCTGGGTTGACCGCTGCAACAGCGGCAGCAGCACGAGCCGAAAACAGCGCCTTCTCGGCGGGATCGTTCGGATCGATGGCGCCCTGGGTCGTCGGCGTGCGCGGCGCATCCGGGTTCGGGTTCGCTCGCATGAAGACTTCCGCATCCGACACCGTGACGTTCAGCACATCGTCGGTTTCGGTCTTGTAGACCCGTTTGAACTGCTCGCGCACAGCTGGAAGAATCGTCTTGGCCTTGATACCGGCCTCGAATGCTTCCATCAGCTTTGCGCGGTGAGTGGTCACCTTATCCGCATGCGTCTGCGCCTGCAGTTCGGTGAGCTTGCGCTGAAAGCTTTCGCCCTCAGCAGCCTTCAGCTCAGCGGCCTTTTTGTCGGCCTCGAGCTTGTCGATGCGCGCCATCAGCGCTGAAACATCTTTGTCGTCTGCCATGTCGGCCTTGTGGCCTCCGTTGTGAGTGTGTGTTTCCCGCGAGAACGCCACGCGCTCACGACACTGGAGTGCAGTGCTTCGAGCCATCGTCAGCGACAGGGATTTGAGGATGCCAACCGCGGGCTGGTCGGCTCCCAGGAGAGCTACTGCGTCGAGCACCCACGGGATTTCCCGTGTATCGGCTTTGACGTCTTTCAGGAGCTCGACGGAAACGAAACGGAGCATGCCGTCGCGAATCCAGTTCGCGACCTTCTCTGGCACGCTGAAGTCCGCCAAGAGCTTCTTCCCTTGGCGGTAAATCTTGGTGACCCAGCCCAGCGCAAATTGCGTGGTGGGGTCATCGCGAACGTCAGGGCCTTCATGCCCGAGCTTCAAGGGCACGTGTCCGGCGAGGTTCAGCGCGTCGAAGGACTTCACTATGCTGTCGACGTCGGTCTCGGTGAACTCGATAGAGTTCCACTCACCGATGGCGAAGATTTCCTGACCCTTGAGGTCGACCGTCGCTATGGCACGCTGGTGCCTCCTGGCTTCTTGTCGACCTTCTTGGGCGGAGGCGGGTACAGAGTCACGCCAACCTCGCGGACCCAGTCCGTCCAGAATACTTTGCGATCAGCGGGAAGCTGGTCGACGTGGCCGCGGATCTTCTGAATGATGTCCTGATAGGTCTCAGGCGCCTGATTGCGCGCGACGCACGAAGCAAGGCTTTCGCATTCCTGCGCAGCGAGCAGATCCGTGGCTTGTTCGGCAGCGTTCATGCGGCACCGTCCTTCGTCTTGATGGCGTCGTCCATTACGCGGGTGATGACGCGGGCATACAAATGCGAGTAGGACTCGGCGATATCTGGATATTGCGCGCGGATGCGGCTGAGTAGATCAGCATAGTCCGGCCCGATGCCCTCTCCATGGCAAACGTCTGCCATGTGCAGAATCGTTTCCGCATCAGTAGGAGTGAGTCTCATTGCAGCGTCCCTCCAAACCCAACGGCAGGTTGCACCGATGGCTCGGGCGATTCCACGCCGTCCCAGCCATCCACCTCTGTGACGGGAATGAGCACACTACGACAGTTGAAGTGATTCGGCGGCCGGTACTTGTCCCAGTTCGGCGAGTCTTCCGGCCATGTGCTGCCGTTCAGCGCCTCGCATATCTCTGTCGTGCGGTCGTCCAGAATGGCCGAGTACTCCAAGGCCTGAACGAAGCCACCCAGAGCGGGATCCGTGAACTCGGCATAACGCGCTTCGTTCATGGCTTCGAACAGGTTGGTCCGGCTCAACGTGTCAAGGTAGGCGGCCGTCTGGCGCTCGCTGGCGCCCCACAGATCCTTCAGCGTCTGCGTCACGGCTGGATTGTCTTCCACGTCCAGCACCGACTCACGAGATGTGAATCCGCGCGAGACGAGGCGGTCCCAGATCACCTCGCGGGTGTCCTTCGCCGTCCGGCCGAACTTCACGCTGTTCTGCAGTTCCTGCTGAATCAAACTGCGTATCCCATCTGACACGTTGCCGGCCATTCGAAAGCCGTTCGCTTCGAAATAGTCGGCGGCCTTATCGCGCAAATCTGTCATGGCCACAAATCTTTGGCCACGGGCGCGCTCGAGTTCGTTTCGAGCCAGAGAGCCGCCCAGCGTCCAGGCGGATGCGAGTGATTTGCGGTACAGGTCTTTCAGCTTGCCCTTCTGCAGGGAAGTGAATTCGAACTCGGCAATATCCGTGGTGTCTTCGTCGATGAGCTTGTTCAGCTCCTCGTCCGAGCCCAGGAGCTTCTTGACGGCTTTGGCATTGAAGGCGGCCACCTGGCCGGTCAGTTCTGCGGCAATCTTGTTCTGCCGGTCCTCGATGACCGTGAAGGCCACGCGCTGCACGGCGCGACTGAATTGCGCAGCGTTCGCGCTTCGTAGCTTGCCATGAGGGACAACGCGCCGGTCCGCCAGGGACGTAACGGAGCCGCGGGCATCCGTCGAACGGCGCTCCAACCGGAGGCCGGTCGCGTCTCCCCTTTCCTTTCCCAGTGAGGCAATCGCAGCCTTGATTTCCACCATGCTGGCCTTGAGCGCCGTCATGTCCTGCGTCTGACGCTCCTTCGCTGTACGGTCGGCCTCGGCTTGAGCGCGTGCGTCCTGATTTTCGCGCATCTGCTGGTCGAACGTCTGACCGTCGGTGGCCCGCTGCTCTTGGCCTGCCACCACTGGATCCATCAGCGGTTCGGAGTCCTCGTCCCGCTTCGGCATATCGAGCAGTTTGCGAATGTGGGCCTCGTCGGCCTCGGTCGGGATGACGGCCTTTCCGGTAATAAGCTTCGTCCAGGTCTCCACCATCCATTTCACCTGGTCCATGGACGCCGGCTTGAAGCAGAACTCGGGATAGTCCCCGTCCCCGAAGTTCTGGTCGCATAGGTCGCGCACCAACTGCTCGTTGATGCATGCCTCCAAGCGGCTCGCATCGGCATTCAGGGTCCAGAAGAATGCTTGGAGCTGGGTATCGGACTGCGCGAAGGACCCAGTTTGTCCGGTGTGGGAGATGCCTAGCAGGTTTGGGACGAGCAATGCCTTGGCAATGGCCAAATCGAAGAACACGAGCGCCTTCTCGTAGGCGTCCGTGTTCGGCGGCGTATGGACAGTGAGCTCGACGCCCGGCGGCATCATGACGCCCATGGAGCCGTGGACGTTCTTGAGCAGTTCCTGGATCGATGCGTATTCGGCCGTGCCGTACTTTGCGGTGGAATCCTCGCTACGGCGAGCCTCGACAAGTCCACCCGCCATCCGCTCGAGGTAGTTCGTCCAGAGCGTGATGAGCCGATCCTTCACGTACCAGCTACGGTAAGCCTCGCGCAGGTCCGAGCGGCCGTAGAACGGGTCGAACTCGGGGCTGTGCACGTAGTGGATCATGCGACCCATGTCGACTTGCGTCTCACGGAATGGCACGCGTTGAATGACCTTCGTCAGCGTACCGAAGTCGTCCGTGTAGAACTCAAAGCTCGAGGCGTCCCGGCCGCGCAGCTCCGAGATGCCTACATACGTCTGCTTGTCGATTGTGACGTCGGAGTAGATTTTCTCCGTGAGCGACAAGCCAAAATCCCGTCCCATCGAGATGAGATTCAGTCCGTCGACGAAGCTCCCGCGCATCTTGCACAGGATATCCGTCATGACCTGGCAGCGTCGGCCGCGCTCTTCCTCGCTGAGCGAACTCTCGTTCTCGTACTTGAATGACCAGCCGCGCGCCGTGATGGCATCGCGCTTGAAGTTCATGACGGCCTTGACCTGCTCATCCAAACGCATCTGGGCGTAGATGCGAAGGCCCTTACGACCCACGAGGTCGTCCGGGTTATAGCGAGGCCCGAGCGAGATCGTCGCACGTTCGTAGGTCGCAACGTCGTTCAGAGGGCGGGACTGGGAGGCGTCCTCCTGTTCCAGCGGCTCGACGCGTCCGAACAGGGCTTTCACGGCACTGGAAAATCGGTTCGCCAACTATTGCGCGTAGCCCTCCCAGCCGGTCGAGCGCGAGATAATGACGGGATCAGCCTTCCCGGTCTGCGCAAGCAGTGTAGGCGCCTGGGTAGCGTATTGCATGGCGTGGGAGTCGGACATGTCGGGTGACTTCATGCCGTTGCGCTTCATCTCCTCTTTGGGCACCAACTCCTCCAGCCTTTCCGTTCCAGGCTTAGATTGAATGGTGCACAGCTGCTTCTGATACTCGTCGACGTCATCGTCCGAATCGAAGCAGCCAACAGCGAAGTCGATGAGGTCGTTTCGGTACTCGTCGCGTAGATTGATGTAGCTCTGCGAGCGCCGATTCTTCCACTTCTCGGTATTCGAGGAACCTGCTCCGCCCATGTAGCGCACGCAGGCGTGGCCCATCTCCAGCAGGCGCTGATTGACGCCGGTGCCAGGCCCACTGCTGTCGATGACCATGTCATCTTGGCCCTTTACCCCGCCCCATGCCTGGAACAGCAAGTCCGCCGCTTCGGCCAGTTCGCGGTGGACGGTCTCCTGTTTGAACGAGTAGCGTTTGACCTTTTCAACCCTGCGGAAACTCTGGAAGTGCCTGCAGACGGTAATGACGCTCTCGTCGAGCCCTCCATCCGCCACATCAATCGATAGCCGAAGCTTCGGCATCGAGCCGTCCGTCTCGCGCGGCGCTCGCTCCATCGCGCGCTGGATCCACGACAGCGGAATGAGCTGCCGCTCGCTGGAATCTGCAAACTCACCGAAACAGCGTATGCGCACCTGCGGTGACCGCGCGCCCCACATGCGAATCATCTGGTCCACCCACGTGCGAGAGACGCGGTTTGCCTTCTCGAGCGTAATGGGTAGGCGATAGTAGTCTCGAGCCAGTCGCACCGAGAGGTGGCTATCAGCAAACGACCCGATGTTGCGCGTGGGATTCGAAATCATCACGAGCACGCCCACGTCGGAGCCAGCCAGATTTCCGAATAGGACCGGCCAAATGACCTCATCCATGCCGGACGCCTCATCCACCAGCACGAGGGTGTAGCGTCGACGTAGGCCCTGCATGTTCTCGGGCTGCTTGCCGGTCTCAGCCACGAGAAGGTGGTTTTCCGGGTCGTGCGTCCGCCAATAGACCCGGGTCGCTTGTATGTCCTGCAGCGTACGGTATTCGGGTATGGCGCGATTTCGGATTTTCGCGTACTCGCCGAAGAAGCGAGTCTTGACGTGCTCCAGTTTCGGCGCGGTAACCGTAACAATGGAAGGGTAGAAGCAGAATCCCCACCAGTGAGCGAGTTCTGCGATACCGAAGGTCTTCCCGGGTCCCTGTGGTGCGACGACTGTGATGAGATTCTTACCTTCATGGTTGCAGACAGTCGGCAATCCTTCGCGCTTGCGGAATACATCCGCCACGGCTTCGGAGAGCTCGCTCTGCCAGCCGTCCTTCTCCCAACTGCGTCGCCAGTCGAATCCTTCATCGCCCGGCGCGAGTTCCCCTCGGAGGGTCCGCAGTTGTAGAACGTCACGCCCGAACCAATTCGGGTCAGTGCGTGCACGGAGTCGAGCTCTCCGTAACTGCGCCTTCAGATTCTTCAAGGATGACTTCCCGGAACGCGGCGGAGAACGAGCCGTCCGAGTTGGTGATGTCTTTTGGCAGGCAGCGTCCCAGCAGCGAAAGGAAGGCGGCTGGGTTCTTCTTGGCTTGTCGGGCGAGGTACTTCTGGCCGCCCGCCTCCGTGAGGGCGCCCAACACCATAGATCGCAAATCGCCGGTCACCTTGTTGGGCGTGCCCTTCTTGCGACCACCTGTCTTAGGCTTCTTAGGTCTACTTACCCCTACTTCAGACGTCAACCGGACCTAATTGCCTCCCGTTTCCTGTGGGTCACCTGCACCAGCGTCACATTCACGATGGGCGGCTTCCAGTTGGCGAGCAAGCGCGCGATTGATTCAGGCTCGAGTGGGCCGTGACCCAATGGCTCAAGATCCCGGCGACCACGGTCGTACTCTGCGCGGCAGGCAATACACCAGTACTGACGGCGATCGGGCGATCTGGAACAGAAGTGGAAGGCCTCAATCGGCTTGTCCTGCCTGCACTTGCAACATTGTTTGGTTAGGCTATTCATGCCTCACCTCGAAATCTTTGGCCAGAAGGCCTACTGCTTTTGAGGTTCCCCGCAATAACGGCACTTCGTAGCCTCCGCGCGGATAAGTTCCGCGCAGGCGTGGCATTTCTTCATCGCACCAGACTCGATTGCCGCGGCTTCGACCCGCTCCCGCTTGGACCCTGCGACCGCCAAGAACAACGCTGCAAGGAGCGGACTTATTACGATGGCGAGCAATCCCCACCACCCCGAACTCCGGCCTTTCGAACTCGCCCAAAGGCCGACGAGAACCACGCCCGCCATCCAGATTAAGACAATCATTGATGTCCCCCGTAGCGCTCTTGCAGACGCTTTCGCCAGACGACATCATCTCATGGATACCTATGAAAGCTTCGAAGAAAGCTCGCGACCGCTGGTCGCGCAATCCCCGCCGCCCCGCCTACAAAAAAATCGCCGGCTCGAAGTACTGGCTCGATGGCGATTCGAAGCCACGCGTTCCGGAAGGCGGGCCGAAGCGGAAGTCCTAGACGCATGAGCCCTCTCCAAGGTCCTTGAGCGCTTCTCGGACCCGATCCGATTTGTTCCTCGTGGCGCGACTTTTCCCGAGGGCCAGCGGAACGTAGGCAAGAGCTTCTGCAAAGGACTTTGCCGGCGCTCCGAGCCTGATACGGTCCGGACCATAAAGCTGATACTGAAGTTGGCCAGGATCCGCGATCACATCGTCTCCCGACCGGTATTTCCGGCATCGAAAACTTCCGCATTCAGTCTCCATAAAATGACTGTTGACTCTTATCCATTTCAGAGTCAGATCAGAGATAAGAGGCTCAGAAATCATTGCCATGCCGTTTGGAGAGCAGACCTAGCCCCTAGGGCTTCAGTCCTTCACATGCCGCCCGGAGCCGCATGACCCGCCAGCCGTTCGACGCAAGGGCGCTAGCTTCGCCACCCTTCTGCCCCCTGTTTCAGCGTCTGGCCACAGTAGGGGTATCTCATCGCATCGCCGTGGTTGCATTTCTGTCCCCCGATGCGATGGTTCGCATCAACTGAGCAGCTCTCTCATCCTCTCTACAACGACGTGCAGACCCATGGCCTGATGCAGGTCGTTGAAATCTGTTCCGACCTCATACGGCATAGTCCACTTGAGGCCCGTGCGCTTTGCGGTCTCTTCACCAGTTGCTGATTGGTCGTTGTCTGCTGCGACCACCGCGCGCGGATAACTCTCAGCGACATACTCGAGGTTCCCGGCGCTGAAGCAGACTATGACGCTGTGGGGACCAGGAAGGCGCTGGAGCGCAGCTTCGATACTCAGGCCGGTCACATATCCCTCGCACAGGATCACGCGACGTGCATCAGCGGGCTTTGCTCCAATGCGGTACACCGCGCCCTTCGCCCGGCCGCCCGGCAAGAATTTCTTCTCGCCATTCGGTGCGATCATCTGGACGCTGATAACGCGCCCGTACTCGCAAATGTCCCGCATCGGTATGAGCAGTTGCTGGTCGTGCACTAGCCCCTTTCGATCTGGGAACCCCTTCCGCACCAGATACCCGTGCGAGCGGGTGACCGCACGGCTGATCAAATCGGAGGCCTTGACTGCCGCTGCGGACTGCCGCGCCCGCTGCTCGGCTGCAAAGGCAACCTCCCGAGTTCGGGCCTCTGCAAGCAACCTTGCAGAAGTCGCATCGTCGCGATGCGTATCGTCTTTCCACATCGCACTGAAATTGCTCGACCAGTCTCCATAGATAGCAAGTGTAGGCGTGATCACGCGACACCAGCCCGCCCGGTTGGACTTGCCCTTCCCTACCCCTGGAAAGCGCAGCCAGCGACCCTCGGTAATCCGGTGTGGTGGCGTCATGCCCGCGGCAGCGATAGCGTCAGCGAGCGTCATTGGCGCGCCCGGTTGTAGGCAATGCGCATCGACTTCAGTTTTCCGATGAGCGTCGGGCTTAACGCAACGATTGGCGCTGTATCGAAAGAAAATGAAGGCGGTGGCTTCTTTCCGGTGATGTCCTGGTACTTGAACCAGCACCACCCTGCCTTCTTCTCCGTCTTCAGATTCGTGCGCGCGTACGTGCAGAGCTGCGCCCAAAGATCAGCTTCGTTTGCCGCGGCCTTCTTCTTCCCGATCATAATTTCCTGCATCTGCCCGGGCGTCGAATCAATTAGGGTTTCTGATGGCTTCTCAAACCCGCAGGCAAGGCATCGCTTACGGAACGGCTTATGCTTGCATTGTGGGCATCCGGTCGGCTGCCAGTCATCGGGTTCCTCGCGGGCCTTCGAGTCCATCTTTTCCGCGGCCGACAGCTCTCCGAAGCCGTTGAAGTACACGTCGACGAAATCGTCATGAAACCGAATCGCGTTACCTGAATGATCGAGCAGGAGGCAATCCTGCTTGCCAGTTTCTGGCGAGGAACGAAGGCCGCGACCCCACATCTGGATGACTTCAGACAGCGACTTGCGCAAGGGGCGCGCATCGATAATGCACCCTACATCCTTGACGTCGAATCCCTTAGCGAGGGCCGACACCGAAACCAGAATCCGGATTGCCGAGTCAGCTTTGCTGAACTCTCGCACGAGATGAGCACGCTCATCATCCGGCGTCTCCGATGTATAGCAGGCCGCGCTGATGCCGATCTCGTTGAAGCGCCGGACGAGCTCCTCGCAGTATGCGATGTCAGCACCGAAGGCGATGGTCTTGCGTCCCTCAGCGTGCTTTACCCACTCGGCGACCACATCACCGACAATTGTCAGCTCGCGTTCAGCGGCCGACTTTGCAGTCCACTCCCCGCCAGACGTCTTCGCGCCCGCCATATCAGGCGTGACGCACGTTAAGATTCGCAACGGAACGAGGATGCCGTCACGTGTCAACTCATCCATCGTCGCGGCGTTCACTACGTGCGAGTAGAGCGCGCCAAGACCCGGCGTGCAGGGCGTGGCCGTCAGCCCCAACACTGGGACTGACTTCTTTTCCAACAACTCCCTCGCCGCCATGTAAACGGTGTGCGCCTCGTCGAGCACGACGAGATCAGACTGGGGCCAGTAGCCACGCGCCTGGATCGTCTGGATGCTGGCGATCTGCAGAGGCATCGAAGTGTCGCGCCGCGGGTGATTCGCCTGCACGATCGCGTGATGCGTGAGACCAAGATCGTCCGCCACCTTGCTAGTCTGATTTATCAGCGCCGTTCGATCGCAAACAAACGTTGCCCGCTTGCCCTTCTTGAGCGATTCGTGGATCAGCATCATCGCCGTAATGGTTTTGCCCGAGCCGGTTGGCATGACGAGTACCTGCTGCCGATGACCAGCGCGGAACCCTTCGCGAAGAAGTTGAATGGCGCGAGTTTGGCATGCTCGCGGCTCCGGAATGGTGACACCAGAGAAATCGGGCTCGAACAAACAGCCGTTCACGCCGCTTGCTCCATAATAGCGACGCGCTCATTGAGTGATTCGACTTGCTCGCGGAGCTTTGCGTTTTCTTTTTCGAGCTTCGTTGTCTTGCGCTGCTCGACCTGCAGCATCTTTGTGACAGCTTCCTTGCCGCGCATGTACCCGTCGCGAGTTGCTTCAAGAGTGCCGATAAGAGCGGCTTGCTGCTTCAACTGCGCATGTGCCGCGGCAAGCTTGTCGTCTGCGCGCATGACGGCATCGACACGCCTCGTGAGATCAGCTTCAGCTGCCGCAATCGCTGCATCCTCATCGACATCATCGGGACGCTCTGGCTCATCAAGGGCTGAGGGCTCGGGTTTTTGCGTTGCAGCGTTCAACTGCTCCGATTTGGGGAGATCTACAACCGATGCGGCCTTCGAGACTGATAGCTCACCAGACTCGACAGCCTTCTGGAGAGCTACGCTCCCCTCGTTCAGAACCTTTCGGGCCGCCTGGACCGTACGACGACTAACGTTCGCGTCTGTGGCGGCTTCAATCTGCGAAACAGATGCGCAATTTTGCGCATCTGCCTTCTTCTGACCTTGCGAGAGATTTGCACGCCTCGCTGCCGCCATACCGAGTTGGCTGGCATTCAGGTGCCGTCTGGACGCATTGAGCGACCAGACGAAGGCCAATGCGTCGGAATCTGACCCCCTGAACGTTCGGGTTTGTGGTTTGACCTTCGCCTTTTTACAGGCCAGGAAGCGATTACGACCATCGAGAATTTTGCCGCCATATACCCATATCCTTTCCCTCAATCCGTGTGTCTTGATGTCCTCCGCTAGCGCCTCAAATTCCGCGCCTTCGATCAGCGGAAAGATTTCTGAGTACGGGTGAAATTTCATCGTGACAGCCCTTGTTCTTTTTCCATCCGTTCGATCTGTGCTGGCGATCGGCGCTTGATGAGCGCAGTCATCGCCGCGAATCCCGCCCGCGCGAAATCGGGATCACTCGACTCCACCGCAGCGAGATAAGCGGTAGCTATCTCACGCTCGAGTGCAGCGTCGAGTTCAGCCTGGCTGGGCTGTTTTAGCTCGAAAGTAACCGAGGCGCTCTCAGCGACCATAGACCTCACCCATCTGCCCGCGCCCATCGAGGGGGCTGCGTGGCTAAAAATTCAACCTATGCGAAACTGAGGTCCACGCTCGGCCTTCGGCTACCACACTTCCGGCCGAGCGCAGACTTGGAGAACAAAATGGATAGTGAAATCACTGCGCTACTCCAGGCGTATGGAGCAGCGTTGGCCGCGATCTTTGCCACGCATCACGACCCTGAACGATTGCGATCAGCGTTCGAGACAATCGCGAATGAGTCTCCGGATCCGCATCCGATCTATGCTCAGGCGCTGCAGACTTTGCGAGAGTCCATATCTGGATCGTGATAGCGCAGTTCTGTAGACGCACGAATGGTGCGCGTGACAACCAGTTCATGCGACGCGCCACCCGCGGCCAAGCTCTGGCACTGTCCGTTTTTCGGAGTTGCACCAAAGAAGGAGCAACTTTGACGTAACGTGTGTTAGTTTTCTGGAGCGAAGAAGAACAGCGCATCCGCATGAGGCTTCCCTGACCCTCTCCCGGACAGGAGTAGTGCGCACATCCGCCGATGGATAGGCACGGCTCGTTCGTGTCCATTTCATGGAGAGATCGCCAATGCAATTCCCGCTATATCCAGTACCTGTATGCGTTACGTCAGATGCGTTCTGTAAAGCCCGCACACCCTTAGACTTTTTAGTCATGAACGTTAAGTTGAGTCGCGAGGCTGACATTTGTCGGGGGGCGGCAGAATGAAACGAGAAAGAACAAAAGGTCAGGCGCGCTTGCGCTTGCTGAAATCGGACGACTTCGACTTATGCAGCTCATACAACCGAACCGCTGGGGTTCCGGTCGGCTCAGACGTCCTGCCTTGCTCAATGTCACTTACGGCCGAAGGCGACAGCCCAATCTCCTCGCCAATTTCAGCAAGCGTCATCTCGCCAAGTCGACGCAGGTCCGAGATGAATGAAGCGAAGGGATATGAAGTCATGCCCCCGAGTCTACGGCCTACCGTAGATTCACGTCAACGGCTGCCCGTCACGGCTGTCCGTAATAATTACGACATGCCACGCCCCCCTGAAATGCCGAAGAATCTCGACACAGTAGGGAAACGGGTGCGCTGGTGGCGCGAATTCAAGAAGATCAAGCGAGGCGCACTCGCGAAACGAGTCGGATACAGCTACAGCGGGCTCTCAGACTTGGAGTTGGATGAGTCCGGCGCAAGCGAGAAGCTTCATCTGATCGCGGCGGAATTGAAACTAAATCCGCACTACCTCGAAACCGGCGACGGAGAGCCAGAGGCTACGCACCCGCAGGATCCGCCACCGCCTGATAACGAATGGCCATTCCCTTCTATTGCGCGCTCAAGACTGAAACGATTGAACAAGATCGAGCGCAGCTACCTCGAGACGGAACTGCTGAAGGCGCTCGCCGAGATCGAAGCTGAACGGCGTAATAAAGCCGGTTAACTGAGAGCGCGGTCACAAGCTGCCGTATAAGCGATTTTGAGTTACGGCACCCCGTTGACATCAAACTACGGCGTGCCGTAGTATCTCGCCATCAGCCCGATGTACCCGGGCCAGATGGGAGAGACGATGAACCGCACTGCGCTGACCTCGCTTCGAGGCCTCCCGCCAACGGAGAAGGCTGCTGGCGTCGCTCTCGATGCCGCCACCTGCTTCAGGGAGAACGACAATGATCGACGCGCTCAGGGAACTGGGCTGGTGCGCGCTATGCGCAATCCCGTTCGTGCTCACCGGATGGGCGCTCCTTCGGCGAAAGTCGAAGGACGACGAGGACGATTTGGACTTCTAGCGCTTCCCTTCGCACTCGCCCTCACGGGCTGTGCCGCAACCGGTGACTGGGTCGAATCGCACCCGCGCACCTCCACGTTCATCGCGGCGTCACTCGTCGCGTCTGCTGCTCTCAGCTTGGATAGCCGCGGCCACGGGCCGATCCAGCACGACATTACCAGCCAGCCGGTCGTGTGCGCGAGCGGGAGCTGTAAGTGAACGAGCACGACGAACTCACCGACACGGGCGTGATCCGCTTTCAGCGGGCTGACGAGCTGGCGACCGCTCG